ATTCCGCTTGGTGTAGCACCCACGACAATGTTACCACTACCCAAAACCGATGTAGAGTTAATGGTCTTGATGTTGGTTGCAGATACCAAAGTATCTTGCTTAGCGTTCAATGCCGTCTGCGTTGCCGTGCTTACTGGCTTGTTTGCATCAGTAGTGTTGTCTACATTGCCCAAAGACAATGCAGTTTTCAACGCTGATGGTGTTATGCTCTTGGTTTCAACGGCTGATGTATCAACGATTGGAAACAAATCCGCTGCCGTGTCAACGGTGACGATGCTTGTTAATTGGGATATTTTTTTATTTGCCATTATAGTATAATTTCATCACCGCTTTCTTGCAATAGGAAATCCCCATTTTCAAGAAGCAACAATTGGATTGATGTTTCAATTTCATAAATCTTCTCAGTCAATTGTACTTCGTATGATGTGCGGTCAACATCAAAATTTACTTTCAACACACCGCTTTCAACCTCTTCATCCGCAAGTGATGGTGTTAAATTAGTTGATGATGTTTGTGCGTAGATTACATATTCAAACTCACCAGCATCAAGCGTGAATGTCGTTCCCTCAACAACTGCAAATTGGTTGTATCTTTCAGTTTGCGTTGAAATATCGGTAAGCAATACGGATGTCACCTCATTGGTCACACGATGCGTAAACGCAAACAAGAAATAAGGGTTTGCAATCGTGACTTTCTCGGTCAGAGTTACATACCAATTCTTCGATTCCGCTTTGTCAATTAATAACATCAATACAAAATAGCGAGTTGAGTTTTATGTAACAAAAAAGGGTGAGCAAACGCCCACCCCCTTTCTCTATGAATCAAGCAGAATTAAATGCCCAATGTTGTAACCACTGAACCTTGTAAGATGAACGGTGCTTCGGCTTCAATTGCAGATAGAGTTACCTCGTATCCAGTAGAATCACCCATTGCAGTTCCCGTGTTGCTGACCATTGCAGTCACATCACATCCCAAGTCCTTGCCACATAACCAATACTCATCGTTGTTTGTTTTCACGATTGTATAGCAACGACCTTGTGCAAGAAGTTTCATCTCGTTGCGTTTGGTTGTTGACAATCTGCGAAGTTTGAACGCAATGTCAGCTTGGTTGAAGTTAGTACCATTTTCAATACTCACGTTTGTAGTGTTTGTCAATGATCCAGTTCCTTTTGGCAATTCATAAGTGTACACATCGCCACTCACAACGGTTGTTGCAGTAACCACGCCACTGACAACGGTGAACTTTGATGTCACCCAAGTAATTAGGTGGATGCTTTTGATACCACCGATTGCTTCTTTGCAATCTAAGGTGAATCCTGATGTTAATAAACAAGCCATCCGTGTCTAAATTAAAGAGTGAAGTAAACTATTTCGCCCGGGAATGCAACTTGCACACCAGCTTTGAAAGTGAAACGAACACGAACCTCATCGTTGTCGATTGAGTACCACATTTTCACTTCTTCGTTCTCGTCAATTAAGTCAGTTCCCATAAAGAAGTTTGACAAAGAACCAGCAACCAATTTGCTTGTTCCATTCAAACCACCAACGGCAATCAACTTCATATTTGTACCGGGATAAACCATCTCCATTGTTTGAGCTGCATCAGCAACATAATGGAATAAGTTAGCGTTCTTCAAATTGATCAACATCAACTTAAATGCATCAACACCTAAGAAACAAACTAAGTCATCCTTTGCAGCAACCGCAGCAGGTACGTTTGCATAGATTTGATCCAAGATGTCATCAATGTTTGCATTGGTGATTGAAGTGAAAGTTGTTGGAGTTCCGTTTCCTAATACTGGAGATGCAGCAGCAATCAACTTGTTGAAACCATCAAAGCGGTTCAAGTTAGGGTTACCACTTCCAGTGTCACCAGTCCACATTGCAGTTTCCAAAGTTTGTGCAATAACGGCTGCCTTCTCGTTTCCAATCTGCTCCTCAAAAGGAATCATTGTTGGTGAACCGGGCATAATTTGTGTTTGCATCCACTTTGCTTCCAATGTCTTTGGGCAAAGAGTTTCTTCAACTTTTACTGCACCAACGGTGATGGTTCTTTGAGTGAATGTGGTTGTACCACTACTCAAATATCCACAGCCATCAGCTTGAAAAAATACGGTTGAAGCAAGGATGTTCAATGCAGATGCAGATTTAACACCTACCTGAACTTGGTTAGAAGATTGCAACAATGTTGCAGTTTTGCTCCCGAAAAGAGCTTTTACCAACAAGTCCGTTGACTGTTCGTTGGTGTAGTTAGCGAGTGATCCGACTGAAAATGCCATAGTTTTATTTGTTTATTGCGTTTTTGAATTTTTTAAGTGCTTCAAACTGATCATTCTTTTTGCTTGAAACGGGGATTTTTGTGGGTTCATCTGAAGGCAAGTCAGCAACTTTCTCAATCAAGTCGATTGCTTTGCTCATTGCTTCTTTGTGTGTGTTGTTTGATGCAGTCAATGTTGCCACCTTAGCGGTCAATTCAGCGATTGCACTTTCCATCTTGGCAACAACCTCGTTGAATGCAGACATAGTTGCGAACTCATCGGCTTCAACTTCAATCTCAACTTCAGGTTCTACGATTTCGGTAACAATCCCGGCAACCGTAGTCACCAACAATCCACCTTCAACTTCGTGTGTTGCATCAGGTGCTGGAATGTCACCTTCAGCAGTTTGAACGAAGATGGCAGTTCCGATTGCCAACTCACCTTCGTAAGTGATTACAGTGCCATCGGTCAAGGTAGCAGTCGCTAACTCAACGGCAATGGGTTCGTCAGAGAATCCAAGCATCGTGCGGATTTCCTTCAATGTTTCTTTTGCGTTCATTTGTATATTAATTAGGTTTTTTGTTTAAGTGTTGCAATTTTACTTCCCATTCCATTGGCTAAGAAGTGATTTCATTTGCTCAATGAGTTGTTCATCAGCATCAACGGGGAAGTCAAAAATTCCCTCAACCGAGAATCCTTTGAACTCGCCTGACTTGACTTTTGCCCACACGTCATCGTTGTCGATAAGGTAACTAACAAACCAAGAACCATCGGCAACCTCTTCAAATCCCTTTGGTGGCATCACGCCACGTTCACGATCTATGATGTATGATTCAAACAAGCTCACGCCATCTGCGATGGGTGTGTTGTGATGAGCATTCACCGCATCGTATTTATTGCCTCTTGCCCACTTCTTTGCAATCTTAAAGATTGATTCCTTGTCGAACACTACATAGTATTCACCACGAACATCATCTCTGCGATAGATGGGTAAATCAGCAATCATCGCTGCACCAGTCACAATGCGTTTCTCTTCGTCTTGAATGGCAAACTTGTGAGCTTCGATTTTTAAGATATTTTCACACCAACGCAACATCTCGTCACCACCCCACAACAAATATGAGATAGTGCCACACGCTTCAGTGTCATCAGGGTTGTAGTATTCTCTTGCTCTTGACAAATATGAGTATGTGCGTTGAATAGTTTCCATTGACAAATTCTCACGATTTGCAAGTTGATTTGCTCTTGCCTTACCTACCAACGTAGCACATTTGTTGTCCACATCTTCATTCAATTGCATTGCACGAATGGCATTGTCAATTGCTGCTTGTGGATAGTCGTTCTCAAATTCTTCCGAAAATGCAAGAAAGTCCTTTTGAATGGCAGCGTTCTCAACCAAAGAAACGAACTCGATTCCCGTTTCCTCATCCCACTCGTTAATGTCTAATCTATAAACTGGTAACTTCATCATCTCTAAATAGCACTATTTAACAACGGATACTTTTCTCGTAGTATCCACACGATCACTTGTCCGTCTGATGTCACCTTCAGTCACAAAAACCTTTGTGTCAAATCCGCTTACCGTTGGAAGTGATGAGCTGACTTGTGGTGCTGACATTTGTGGCATTCCACCGCCACTCATTTGACCTCCACCCGATGCTGCTGATGGCTGACCACCTTTCAAGATATCTCTTGCCCTCTTTGCGTTGTTTAGAATCATCGCTGCAAGTGCTATGTATTTAGCAATACCAGCAAGACCACCCGTTGCCACGTTGTCCGGTGATGGTGATGTTGTCACGGTCATTGCATTTGAAATACTCATTGCCGTATCGGCTGCAATTGTAGATAATGCCAATACCTTGCCCACCTTTGATTGTTCTCCAGCAAGTCCAATCACCGCATTGGCCAAAGCCATAGATGCGTCAAACAAATCTTGTTTTGATTGCTTAATTGCCTGATCAGCTGCAAGTGCTTTGGCTGCCGAATCCGCCTTGTCAGCATCCTCTTTCTCCATTAACGCTTTTCGTTTTGCTGCGTTATCTTCGTCAAGTTTTAGTTCTGCGGCATCCACTTCCGCAGTTGCAACGATTTGCAAATCATTATACTTTTGCTCAATGGCTGCTTTGGCTTCTGCATTGTCACCGATGGCTTTGAGTTCTGCTGCTTTCGCTTCTTGAAGTGCTGCTAACTTGTTGCTATATTCTTGCTGAATTCTCTCGCCTTCATCAGTCAGCAATGCCAGTTCTTTTTGTCGTGCTGCATCTCTTGCCGATGCTTCCGCTGCCAAAGTATCTTCCGTGATTTTCTTTTGTCCTTCCCCAACTTTTGCACGACGGTCTAATTCTTTTTGTGCAGCATCATCGGCAATCTTCTGCTTGTCCTCTACTGCTTTTTTATCAATGCCTTTTATTGACTCCTCAAATCCAGCCACGTCATTACGCATTTTCCTCAAAGCATCTTTGGTTTTTTCAATTGCTGCGTTTGATTCATCTTCAACTTCTTTTGGATCAAAGACCATTTCAGCAATGCCCTTTGAGAATCCTTCCTCTAATCCAAAATCTTGCCCTAATGCCGATCCAACCGCATCAACTGTTTTCAGCAAAATTGTCAACGGGTTTAATATGAATCTGATCATCCCTTGAAGAATATCCCTATTCCTTTTGGCAGAATCAATCTGAGCTTTTTGGATACTTTGTTGAGTTTCGAGTTGAGCAGACAAATTAGTGATTGACACTTTTAATGCTGCAATTTTCATTTGCAAAATCTCTTTCTCCGTTTTGCCTTGTTGCTTTAAGATGTTTTCACTTGCAGATATATTGTCGTAAGATTTTTGATTTGCTTCAACCGTTTTCTCCGTGTTCTTCAACAAATCTTTTTGCTCTTTGCTGACACCACTCACCGCTTCTTTTATCTCATCCCAATACGCCACAATAGCACCAAGAGCAAGAACAATCAATCCAATACCCGTTGAACCTATTCCAGCTCGTATTGCTGCAAATGCCTTCTTTGCACCGCTGACAACTTGCGAAAAGATTGCACCGAATTGTTGTTGAACCTTTCCCAATCCTTCAAGACCTTGAGCCAACGCCATTGCACCTTGCAACTTAATCATCGTCTTCTCAAAGTCCTTTGATTCGTTTCCAAACAATGCCATCGCCCCTTGTGCTGCTGCAAATCCACTTGCAACGCCCTGAACAACTGTATTGATTTTGGAGAACTTATCAGGATTCACCGCTTTCACACGATCATTGAAATCCTCCATCCTATCTCTCGCACCGGCAAGTGCAATTTCTGCTTTCCGTGCTTCAGGTGAGAACTCACCGAACTGCATCACCGCTTGTTGTGCTGCGATGGTTAGTTCCTTTATTTCGGACTTCATTGATTTGAAGTCGGGTTTTTTGACGGTTAGGTCAATCGTTGCGTTTAGTGCCATTATTGATGTGAAATTATGTAATAATTAGTGCCATTATTTGTAATCCATTCAAAGCCATTGTTGGCGTTGTTGGTATGTGTTGCATTGCCATCAATCAAAGAAGTGTCTGCGGTGTCAATAATCATTGAGTGTGCTGATGCAATCTTTTTCAAGATGTAATGTTTTCCACTTACGGGTGCGGGAAGAGTTATGGTAATACTTCCAGCGGTTGTGTCACATAAAATCAACCAATCGTCTGCCGTTGCGGTATAGTTTGCCGTAATAGTTTTTGCCGAACCACCACTCAAAAACGATGGATACATCTCATAGTTGCCAATGTAGAGTGTGTCCGATTTGGTGACTTCAAAGTCATTGCAGACAAGTGCCACACTTCCATCAACGCCCATTGGAAATGAAACATCAGTCATTCCAAGTCCAGTATTATTGACATTGATTGGAGAGTTCACAACTCCACTACCTACAAAAACACCCATTCCACTACCTTCACTCGTTCCTACACTTATGCCTTTGATACCCGGTCTGATTGGATTGTTTCCACCGGGATAAATATCGCCATAGGTTTCGTCTTGATTCCCTCCAGCAGTACCCGAACCAATTTTTTTGTTTGTTATGGTTGCTGGTGGGATAAATTGGGCAAGAAGAAATTCACATTCATAAACGCCTTCTTCAACTGGATTGTAATCGTTGACCTTGTTTAATCTCCAATACTGACCTTCAAAGAAATACAAGTTATTGAATCGCAAATTGTACCAATCCGATGGCGTAATTCTGAAATAAGCTCGGACAATCTTGGAGTTCTTATTGGTGATCTCGCTGATAAATCGGAAGTAGTAGTTTGTAACAAGGTTTGAGTTTCCATACTGATAACCAGCACCAAGACCAAGTTCTTTTGGCATACCAAATAGTATGTCATAGGTCGGTGCGGTAACGGAATCATAGTGAATGGTCAGTGGTAAACTTGTACGATTTGAGAAGAATGGCAGCATATAGGAAATTGGATACAATCTCCAAGATACACCCGTTTGCAAACCGCCATAATAAAGGATTCTAAGGTCACCATCTTTTTCTGATTCCACATAACTCAACACAAAGTTCTTTTGTGCGTTTGCATAATTCTTGATTTGAGTTGGTGAGAAAACAATGTCAATCTTCTTTTCAGTTTTGATAAAGTCATTGTCTACTTTGTAGGTTCGTGATCCGTATGTTGATTGATAAAGTTCTTGATATTGTTTGTTGGATTCATCTGCCCCTTCTTTGTAACTAAATACATAGGGGTTTGCATCCAACTCACCCATTGGAACAATCTCAACGGGTTGTGAGTAATCAAGTTTCTTTGTCCAATCCACATTCACTCCGTTGTAGAAATCATCACGGGGAACAATGCGAAGTATCTTGGCTTGGTCTTGCGTTGGTTCAATGTACAAGTTAAACATCTTGACAAACGACATCAGCATATCGCTTTGTTTGACTTCCGAATTTAAGAACACCGAGAAATCTACGGTTTCCCCATATCCAAAAGTAAACGCTGGACAATCATTTTCAACATTTGAATTGACTAAAATTGAAAGGTTAAATTCACTATTGACAAGCGTTGTGCTATTTAGAGAATCGTAAACTTGAGCCAATTTGAAAGTCACGCTATCGCCTATCTTGGCTTGTGGTAGGGTGTGGTGTACATCTTCAATTGTTGATGGGCCAAATGTTTGTTGAAAAGTAGTGGTCTTGACAAGCAAGTTGTTGACATACATACCTATTGCGATAGTAAAATTATCAGGCAAGTACAAAGGAGAATAAGTTCCGATGCTGCAAAGTAAATTAAGCGTTAAGTCAAAAACATATTCACCAGCAACTGGAACGACATACGCACCCGTAGAAGTGTTGTAGTTATTGCCGTTGTCATAATTGCCACTTGTAGAATCGTTGTTGAATAGTAAAGTTGTACCAATGCTCAAAACTTGTGTACTTGTTCTTGTAGCTTTGAATCTTCGTTGTTCAATCACCGCTGAAGTCACAGTCAATCCATTTGGTGGTGGAATGACTAACCTTTTAAATCGTGTATCGTTAAAAAATGAATCGTTGGTGTACGAGTACCCGGCATTGACAAATATCTTGTCAACAATCGTCTTGGCATATAGGCAAGGTGTCATTGATGCGACTTCAAACCGAGTAATGTTCTGCGTCTTTGAATATCCTTTGTCTATCATTGCGTACATATACCCACTACCATAGGCAAACGCTTGTGGACTGCCGTTCTTATATATGGATGTTGCCCAAGAATCAATGACATTGCCACTGGACAAAGTATGGTTGTATTCGCTGAATGACAAGATGTTTAATTTGCGGTCTGCGATTGTCGTGAATAGATCAGCGGTTTGTCCGTGCAAGGAACATTCATATTGAATCTGCGTTGAATCCAGCACATTGATTTGAATCAACCTGATGAATCCCCTCAACTGCTCAACCTCGTCAAGCAACACCACGACATCCGCTTTCTTGTTTGGATTGAAGTCGGGTGCAAACTGCGTAGTTCCTTGAATGGTTTGCTCAACCTCAAAGATGTGACCAAATAGTTTGTTGTTGGCAGCAGTACCAGGAATGACAACCGTCTTTGTGTACTCACTTGACCTTGATTCGGGTGACTTGATGTCAGCGATTGACTTGGTAATGAGAATATCAAAGTTGTCCGTTAGGTCAACTGGTGAGTTATTGACTAATAACCTGATCATAAGCGTTGTGATTTGTCAGCAAACGACAATGTGATGTCAAGCTCAAGGTTGAACATCTTGTCTTGCACACCTTTCTTTTGCTCATAGGTGGCATTGTCAATGTTGACTGCATACAAAGTGCCGTCATACATATAAACAACTGG